AAGAAATACTCTTTTATATGATGGCATTGCTACTTATACAACAAATGTTGGTAAAGTATATGTTGAAAGATGTATTACTACTTACCAGACTAATGCTGCTGGTGTAATTGATCCTTCTTATTTGGATGTACAAACTCTTGCTACTTTATCTGAGATTAGATATCAGTATAAGACTAGAATGTATAATAGATTTATTAGTCCTAGATTTAAATTAGCTGATAACACTTTTCCAGTACAACCAGGAAGTTATGTGGCTACTCCTTCTTTAATTCGTGGGGAGATTATAGCTTTATTTTCTGAATTACAAAGTGTAGGTTTAATTGAGAATTTAGAAGATTTTATTGAGAATTTAATAGTAGAAAGAAATAGTACTGATAGGAATAGAGTAGATGTACTATTAGCCCCAACATTGATTGGACAATTCCGTATGTTAGCAACAAAAATAGAGTTCTTGCTATGAAGATAGAAGATTGTACTAATTTTGTTGTTTATAAAATATATTGCAGATCAAATAACAAAAGTTATATAGGAATAACTAATAATTTTAAGAGAAGATTTGCAATACACTGGCATAATAAGGAGGACACTGTATTAGCAAGAACTATAAGAAAATATGGGAAATCTAATTTTATAGTTAGAAAGCTAGCTGTTGTATATGTATGGAAAGATGCATGTGATTTAGAAAAGTTTTATATCAAAAGGAACAATACTAAGATTCCTAACGGAATGAATATGACTGATGGTGGTGATGGGTTATATGGGTTACACTATTCAAAATCTACTAGAGAGAAAATGTCGAAGTCTCATAAGGGAAGATTCTGTGGTCAGGATAATCCTATGTATGGGAAGATTGGGCCTAATAAAGGTAGAAAATTTTCGGAAGAGATTAGGAGAAAAGTATCAGAAGCCACAAAAGGAAGAGTTCCTTGGAATAAAGGAAAAAGGTATAAATTACCGCATTTAGCAGGAAAAAATAGTAAATTATATGGGATTAAGCCAAAAGGAGGAATAGAAAAAGGATGGAATCATACTGAAGATATCAAAAGAAAAATGTCTTTATCACGTAAAGGAAGACATTGTGGAGTAAAAAATAATAATTTAGCAAAACTGACTAACGAAAATATTATAGATATTAGAAAAATATATGAAGAGAAGAAGATGAATCAATATGAATTAGCTACTAAATTTAAAGTCACTCAATCAAATGTACATTACATAATTACTAGAAAATCATGGAGTCACATTTAATCATAAAGGTAGGTGAGGTTATATAAATGGCTGGAAAAAAAGTAACTGGTAGAGTGGATATATATCTTAATGGAATAAGATTGTTAAATAAAGCAGGAGCAACGGCCTCTGGTATTGGTCTTAATAGAGAACGTGAAGCTGTGATGTATGATGGGGGTGTTGCTGGATATAAAGAAAATATTACTCAAGCAAGATGTGAAGTTACTGTAATAGATAGAGAAGATGTTATGATAAGTGATTTTGCTAATATATTTCAAGATGGCACTATAGTATTTCAAGCATCTGATGGATCAGGCAAACAGTATACTATGAAAGAAGCAACTTATTTAGGAAACTCAACTCTTACTGCTGGAGAGGGTGAAATTCCTTTAGTATTTGAAGGACCACAATGGCAAGAAGGTGCGATTAAATAAAATAACCTAAAATTAACCTATTTTTGATTTTTATTTTAATTAAGGGATTTATATTCATTTGTGATTAAAATGATGATAAAGTTAAATTTCGGGTTCTAGTGAAAGGATTTTTATGAGTGATGAAAAAGTAGTTGTAGAATTAAAATATCCAATTCCAAAATTTGATAAAGAGGGGAATGAATGTGAAGAAAAAATTACATCTCTTACTTTTGGAAGATTAAAAGCAAAGCATTTTAAATTATTTACTGCTGAAAAAATTGAAAAATTAACTAATAAACAAGTAGATCCATATGATATGATCCCTATTATTGCTGCTCTTACTAACATTGATATTAAATCTGCTGATGAAATAGATGCTGAAGATCTTCCTAATTTATCAGATAAGTTGGAGGATCATATGGGAAAGTACCAAGAGACTGGAGAAAGTTGATATGTACAGTAGCTCATTTTTATCATTTTTCTCCAGTCGAACTTTGGGAAATGTATGTAGATGATTTGTTGTTTTGGTATGAAGGTATTGAAGACATAATGGAAGATTACCCTAATGGCTGATAATAAAAAATACAGCATAGCAGTTTTACTTAAAGTTATAGATAAATTTACTAAGCCTATGCTAGAAGCTAGTACTGGATTTGCTAAATTAGGACATCATGCTAAAATAGCTGAAACTAATTTCAAAGCAATGAATGATGCTGGTAAGAGTTTATCTAAATTAGGCAGAACTCTTTCTATTGGGGTTACTGCCCCACTTACTGCTATAGGAGTATTATCAGCTAAATCAGCTATGACTTTTAATGAATCAATGGCTATGATTGCTGCTTCTGTTCCTGGCAATATAGATTGGGTTAAGAGATTAAGAAGTGAAATTCAGAAAACATCAGTAGATTTAGCTATATATCCTGAGAAATTAGCTGAAGGTGCTCAGATTTTTGTTAATATATTAGGTAAAGAGGATGATATAGCGAAAAGAATTCATTTAGTTGGTGAAGCTATGAAAGCTACTGGTGAGGATGTTTCTGGTATAATTCATTTTGCTACGGAAACTATGACTGCATATAGAGATAATTCATTGGATGCTATGAAAAAAATATTAAACATAATGACTATGTTAAAATATAGAGGAGTAGCAAATATTGAGTCACTTACGGATTCTATGAGCAGATCTGTTACTATGGGAAAATCTTTAGGTATTTCACTTGAAGAAATAGGAGCTGGGATTGTTCAATTAACAAAAATATCACCCGGACAACCTTCTAGACCCGGATTTGGTTTAGCTACTTTACTTGAAGCTCTTATTAGATTAGAAAGAAAAGGAGTAAATGTAAGAAAAGCATTAGCAGAAGCGGGAGGATTTCCTAATTTTTTAACTAAGTTATGGGAGTCATTAGGAAAAAGTGAAGCAGCTATTGGGCAATTAGTAGGAGGATCAAGAGCTTTAGGTTATTCATTAGAATTAATTAATAAATCTCAAACTGAATATAAGACTCTTATTGAATTTGTAAGAAAAAACCATGATTTTCTATACAAAGCATTGGATGAGCAAGTAGATGGGATTAATAAAGCAGGGTTTGCTTGGGATAAATTTAAAGTTATGCTTTATAATGCTCGTATAGAATTGGGACAACAAGTACTACCAAAATTGTCTAAAGCATTAAATAAAGTATTACATCCTATTACACAAGCTTTTATTGATTCTTCTGATGCTTCTAAAAATTTTATGGTATGGATGGGTGGATTAGCTTCTTTAGTTGGTCCTGCTACTTATGGAATGGGAAAGTTATTACAAGTTATGAGTAGTTTAGGGATATTAATGATGACTTTTAAAACTGTAGGAGGGATTAAAGGATTTCTTGGAATGGGGGCACATATGGTTCCCTTTTTACTTTTATTAGGTAAATTAGCTTTAATAATAGGAGCAATAGCTGCTGGGACAGTGGTTATAGTAAATAATTGGAATAAGATAGAGAATTTTATAAAATCAATAGTAGGTGATTACAAAGAATTAAACAATCTTCAAGATAAATTTTTAAATAAGTTAGTAGGAAAACAACAAAAAGGAATGGAATTGGTTTTAGGGGCTTTTAAATACCCTGAGACATATGGGTTTGCTATGGGTGAGATAGTTGAAATGTTAAAACTTGTTCCAAAAAGATATCCTCCAATAAAAAAACATTTTCCTATTGGGGGAATTCCTAATGATATATCATCTAGAGTGAGTAAATCATTATCATATTGGAAAGATATAATGCCAGATGCTCATTTTCAAAAATTAAAAAAATACCATCCTAGTATGTTATCTGGTGGATTTAATTTAAAAGATTTTTTTAAAGATTATAGTGTTGATATGTTAATGGCAGGCCCACAATTAAGAGAAATGTCTGGAGGAATTACTGAATTTAAAGATATTGTAAGAGGTATTTTAGAAAGGGCAAATTTAATAGAAGGACAATCAAGTATAGAAGTAACAATAAAAAATGAAACAGATAAACAAGCATCAGTTACTAGTAAATCTTCTAATAACAAAATGATTAATATTGAATTAGAAAATGCTATATATAATGGAAGTATATGGGGAAGCTTATAAATGTCTTGGAGAGATAAATTAGTTTGGCATAATAAGACATATAAATTAGCAAGTTTTAGAGGAGCTTCTTTTTATATAGAAACTTCTAATGCTAGTTTTGGACGTAGAAATGTGATACATCAATACCCATATAAAGATATTCCATATGTAGAAGATATGGGGCAAGACTTTGATGAATTTTCTGTTACCGGATTTATAATTCAAAATAAAAGAAATGATTTTAATTATCTTGGTGAAAAAAATAGACTAATAGCAGAATTAAGAAAAAAAGGATCTGGTACTTTAGTTCATCCTTTTTATGGCAGACAAAAAGTAAATTTATTAGGAAAAGCAAGATTTACAGAACATATTACTAGTGGAAGTGGTATTGCTACTTTTACTATGACTTTTGTACAAGCTGGTGCTAATACTTATCCCAATCAAGAA